ACCATCTTCACGATAATATACATAGGTAGAATCTAACCCACCTGCGTCAGCTACGCTACCATATTGACGATACCATCCAGCAGTACCCGAAGCGGCATTAACACCTGACCATGTTTGTGAAGCCAGTTTGCTAATTCCACCGCCCGAAGGGAACTCATACTTCAGACCATTTACAGCAGTAACGCCGCCAGCCATGTTTGCATCAGTCTTGGTAATCGTAGTAACAGAAGAAGCAACGACAAATCCGTTAGGCATAGTTCCAGTTCCAGGCAATGCTGTCAATGTCAGCACAGCACCAGAAGATGTAGCTAGATATTCTTCACCACCATTGTAACGATTGATTTGCGTAGCCATGTCAGCCGCAGTCTGCGTCAACGATGTATTGAATGCAACAGCAGCACCCATTACTTCAATGCCATTCACCGTTAGCGTATTCACTGAACCAGAAGCACCACCTGTTAAAGTAACTGAACCAGAAGATAACACTTCAGCCGTTCTTGCTTGCGCGTTGTCAGTGATAGTGCATAACAATGTACCAGTAACAGCAGCATCAGCCGTTGAAGGTTGCGCACCAGAATAAATCTCAATACGACCATTTTGGAATGCGCGTTTATACGAACCAATGCCAGCCATGAAGTTGCGTAAACCAGTTGAATAACGTAAAGCCATGATAATACTCCTTATAAATTTCCTGTTAAAATCAACTTGTTTGATGCAGGCATGAATAATGCAGCACCTTTTCCACTTGCTTTGAACTGATACCGCGTGCGCGTCAGATTCTTAATGTCCATTCCTGGAACGCCTACACATATTCCATCAGTTGAAAGCCAGATAGGTAACGGCCTTGCACCTGTAGAATCATCACCGAATAGAGAACCGTCAACGTAAGCTAATGCACCCTCTATCACGCCATAATCAGTTTTAAGCACATACTGCATCTTTTCTAATTCAGTGCCAGCCAGCACGCCGCAGGAAACGTCTGTTCCTACGAATACACCACTTTGCAATCCGCCACCCATCATTATGCGCTCAACATCTTCTATTGTAGCTAACATGGTAACTCGTCCATTCGTTGCTATGTTCTTGCGCAAATCAAATAACTCATAACCAAACGGGTCAGAAATGTAAATGTAATCATCTTTAGCAACGAGTATATGACCTCGATAGTATGATATTAACTGTCCAGCAGGAGGCGTAGATAAAAACTGTGTTACTAATGGCAAATCCAATTCAAGCGTATCGTTTGTGTATTGCGAAACTGTAGTTGCATTCGGTAACAATAATGCAAGATACATCACGTTGCTGTTAGGTGTTGATAAATATAGTGCTTTTGATACAACATCAGGATCATGCGAAACAGGTAATGAAAAAATTAAACCGCTACCAGCTGGAACAGTAATAACACTTGCTAAACCTGAACCTGATTCTTGTCCATCACTACGCAAATACGTCATTGTGAACTGATACTCACCAGCTGGCATATAGCCAACTGTTGCCGTTGCCTTTACTGTACCTGGTATGTCCATGCCCCAAGAGCGACAAACACCATTCTCATAGATACCTTTATCAGTGCCGTTAGAGAAATAAATTCTATCGTTAACCTTGCAATAAACCATGCGCGTCTTGCCATCTGCAAGCGTTCGCAATACAGTACGCGAATAATCAGCATTTACCTGAACCAGTGTTGAATTAACCACCATTAAACAGGTAATCTCATCAGACCATACCGAATGACACGCACCTACATAAACAGACGTATATCCTGGGCGACGAGTAACTTTATAACTTCTATCAATATCTATGTTGCTTGCTATAGCCAAATCATTCTGTGAGAATCTTTCAGGGTCAACGTCATTACGCAGACCTACAAATGCCGTATATAGCGTGGGGTCTTGTTGTGGTTGATCTTGTTGAGTTTGCGTAGCCATTAGAAATATGACCTATTTCTATGTGGCTTGTTTGAGTTAGCACGCTTCCTGTAATTTGCATCAGGACGTTTGCCGAATATATCTTCAAATTCAGATTCGTACTTTGCTGATTTCTCATTATCCTGCACATCTGAATCCTGCTTACCGTAAGCACGATGTTTCGCCCACTTTATAAGGTGACGATGATGGATTAGGTTTATTTCAGGCGAGTCAGTTTCAGCAAGCATACTTACTAAAGGTAGTCGGTACACTTCCAGGTTTATTGTGTAAGCAGCGTCAGGAATGCAATCAACTTCAATACTGGTATCGTAAGGTATGATAGACGTAGGGCGATATACCAGTGAACGCCAAGCAGGACGCATCATATCTAAATCATCTGACGTTGATTTGCCTAAGACATAAGGGAACATTTGCGGTGAAGCGGTATAAACCATGTTTGCGTAAACAATTTCTATTATGCGTTGGTCAATCGCATAGGATGTTACTATAGGCAAAACTAATACCTGGCAGAATGCGCTTGTTTTGTCGCGTATCAAGCGTGCGCGAATAGTGGCTTCTTCCTGCGCCTCATTCAGCCATAGCTTGACTTCATCATCTTCCCATAGGTAAGGTAAGGCGCGATCAGAAACTTCGATCCTGAACTGGTTTATTAGCTCTGCCAGTGTCATGCTAATACACCAAACTGGTCAGTTAGTTGCGTTGCCAAAGCACGCAGCTTGCCTACGTCTTTGTATTGACGCATATCCACATTGCGATTGAACTGGGTTTTGATGAAAGACTGCAATGCGTCTTTTTCCATACCGTTGATTAACTCATACGTTGCTTGCGCCTTGAGCATTTCATTATCTTCTTTTTCGCCTTCGATGATAACTGTACCTGTAGGCTTTTCATCACTTATCGACCATACATCAGGATGCCGCACCAATTTGCGTGCAACATCATCAGGAACTTCCTTGGTTTCGCCAATAGCCCAATCGCCTGTTTTGTATAAATCGTCCGTATGGGTTTCGCGTGTTGAAATATATTTGATTTTCATAACTTCCTCACACTATATTACAAATAAACTGAGATACGAAACAACTTTACTTCTGCTTGTTTCATATCGTTCTCACTTATCGCATTGTCATTGCGCCAGGCTTAGTCAGTGGCAAACCAATACCGACTTTAACTGTTGGAGCAATTTGTTCTACTTGTTCTTGCTCTGGTGTTTCTGCTTTTTCTTCAACATCATTTTCATGTGTCATTGATAGATGAGTAAGTATCAATTCCATACTGGTTTCGCTACCACTTTCACTAGCAGAAGATGATGCGCGTGTTACTTTAGCCACGCCAACAATACTATATTCATCACCCATTTCAGGTAATTCAGTAATTCCAAGCTTTTTTAATTGGTCTGTGTTCAAAGATATTCGTGTGCCATACGGATATTTGGAATCACCCGAAAGCGTGCTAGGTTTGTTATCTGCTTTAAGTTCAGCAGGCGAACGAGCCATGTTTATCAATCCAGTTTTTTTCATGTTACACCTCTAAAAAAAGGAGGCAAGCCGAAACCTGCCCCATTTTAATTACACGCCAGTCATAACTCCATCGACTGCAATATCAACAATACCTACAGAAGCATGTGCTGCACCTGCCAGGGTTAATGTTAAGTATGCATCTTTAGGCAATGTTACTGGTGCTGTAACAGTGGTTTTACGTGCAGTACCAGTTGCATTCAAAGCCAAACCTGCCGCTGCTACAAAGTAAGCAGCGTTTTGTGGTACATCAGTTGAATCAACACCATCAGCATAAGCGAAGCCTACACCAGCAGTTGTAGCCGCTGTGAATGCATCTGAAATTACTGCTGTGAAGTCAACTAAGGTTGTACCTGCTGGAATTAAACCTAAACGTACAACGTCGCCAATCTGCAATGCTGTGGACTGGTCACTAGGAACAGCTACACCGCTTGCATTTGTGGTTAAGTTATATTGATAGATTACATGATTGCCGAACGGTACGCCGCCGAAGCGTTGTAACTTGTTCGCGCTTGATTTGGTTACTGTTGCCATGATTTGTTACTCCTTAAATTGGGTTTGATAGAAGCGGGTAATTCCCGCCTCTATTATCTAAACTATTGTTTAAACACCAGGTAGTTGAACAGCGGTATCAATAGCTACAACACCAAAGTCGGTAAACTCTGATTGTGTACCCATGTCCATCAAGAACTGGATTTTAGACATCCCGTTTACCAGACCAACCAGAATTTCTGGACGTGCGCCATGATCCATGATTTCCTCTGAGTAGAACATTGGTACGCCATCTAAGCTTTGTTCGCCTGCTTTGTTGGTAAGTTTAGCCATACCCAAAGCTTGCCCTAAAGCTTGTCCACCTAACAGGATTGCACGGTCAACTGCATAACCAGTACCAAATGCTACTGGTACGTTGTCAGTGGTTGTTTCTGTCTGACTGGTTGCGCTTAGGCAATGGTTGATAGGGTTGCCAGCGTAGAAGCGAATTGGCTTAGGCATTTTAACGATCAGAATACCATTCCAAAGGCCAGCATCACCCAACATAATTGGATTTTGCTTTGCCGCTGCTGCACGCGCTGTTGATTGTGCTTGCAAGGTGCGGAAAATTCCTGAACGCAAGAAGCTGGTATATTGCTCACTGGAAACAAGCAAAACACGCAATGGGCTATCTTCTGCCAACTCATCGCCATCAAACTTAACTGCACTTGGTGCAAAAGGTACACCATCAATCCAGGTACGCAAGCTATCCAAAACGTCCATAGACATTTGATCTGTGGTTTGGATAGTGATTTCATTACCTGACGCAACTACAGGCGCAATGTTACCAGCCTTTGCTACGAAGTGACGGTTACGCGAAGGCGCTTTAACAGTGTTAATCATGATCTTAGCAAAACTAGGATCAGAAGCCAAAGGAACAGCCCATTCGCCGTTTGTGTGGAAACCACGCGCACCAGCCAAGTGTATCAAAGTACGTTGATCTTCCAATCGACCCATGTAACCATAAGCCAAAGCAACAGCCAAGCCTTTAAGTTCATGCAAGGTGCGTTGCTGACTCATCATCGAACCAGCAGATACAGGCTTACGTGATACGTCAATGCGCAAACCATCTTGTGAAAAGGTAATTGCATCACCTAGACCTTGAGCATAAGCATCACCCATGATAGGAGCGCCGCCGATTTGATTAACAAGGTCAAAGGTAATACGATCACCAGCGAACTTAGTTAAATCCATGCAGCGCAGAATAGGGTAATCTGTGCTTGATTGCAGACGTAGCTTGTTCTCTGCGTCTTTTTGTTGTGGCAAAGCACCACATAAACGGTTAAGTAGAGTCTTGCGCTGCATTGTAGCAGCGAAAAGACCAACGGATTGACGCATCATCGAAGTGATACTGCCAAATGGTATGATTGTTGCACTCATTTCAAATACTCCTAACTAAATGGTTTTAAGAAACCTTTGCCAGTAATTTCATTATTTCCGCAGGATTCTTTCCCTCAAATCGTGCTAACAGTTGGGATGCATTCATGCCATCCATTGCTGCCGCCTCATCTACAGGTGCAATCGTTCCAGACGGTATATCTGTCAAACTGGTTGTGGTCTTGTCTTTTACGCCAGCAATTCTTGCTGCCGCTTGTTTTGCTATTTCTTCTTTTGACAATGATGAACCTGACTTTTGATTAGCCGCTTTGTATGCGTTGAAAAGTTCAATCACTTCCGCTGCTGTACCTTTTTCTAGCACGGCGTTAGCTGGTGCTTGCACAAAGCCTGGTTGTGTCTTAATCCATGCCTGTACTGACCCGCTATCCACTAATGCATCAAAATCTGGTACTGCACCTTTAATCGTTGCAAAGTGAGCTTCAACTGTTGCATCCTGTGCGGCCTTCTGCATAGGTGCAAGTGTTTGGTTCATCTTTGCTTCGATTGCTGCTACGGCTGCATTGACTTTAGACTGTACACCAGCGTCTATCATTGCTTGTATGTACGGTTTCATATCACTTGCAACTTCAGGGAACTCCCCTTCGTATTCAGCAAGCACCGCTTCTTGTGCTTTCGTATCACCCGTTCCTGCATCTTCGGCTTTAGCTTGTCGTAAGCTCTCTACCAATGCTGCTTGTTCGGCTGCGAACGCTTCCCATTGGGCGGCTTTTTCTCGCGCATCAATAAGTTCCTGGTATGGGATAGTATGTTTTCCATCTTTAGCCAACAACTCAGGTTCACTAGCAACTACAGGTTCAACAACTTTACCTTCAGTTTCGAGAGCTGCCGTATTCTCGATTTCTTCAGCATTCGCTTCAGTATCGGCATTCAGCGTTCCACCTTTTGCAAGGATGGATAACTGTTCTTCAGTAAGTTTGTCGTATTCGTCCTGGTTGTTCATGAAATAATCAATATCTAAGTCCATCTTTAATCTCCATTTACATTAGGCTTTCGCTTATGCACGACATATCGCAGTCGAGGCGGAATAGAGTTTTACTACAATCGCAGCTTTCGCTACGTCTTACAAAGTACCTGCAATTACGCCAGTGATAGTAACTGCTGGTGTAGTCACATTAGTTATTGTTGCTACATATTTACGCGCTGCGGAAGCTGCAACCGCTGTTACGCCTGCCAGCGTTACACCTGAACCTGCAACTAGCGTTTCAACAAAGGCAACACTGTTTGCTATAGTAAATTCAAACCCTGAACCGACCACTGCACCAGGAATAGCAGCCACAATGTTTGTCGCTGTGTCTGTCGTATCGTTATATGCACCAACAGACCCAGAGCGCATGATATTACCAGCAACTAATTGTGCTGCCGTTAATGTAGCCGCGCCAACAGTAGTAACCGCAACAGCAGACTTAGGTTGTGGTACTTGTGCGCCCGTAGCATTACCTGTAAATATACCTAATATGGTGAACGCAGATGTATTAGCTTGATACAAACTAATAACATTGGCATGAACTATATCAATTTGTCCAGGTTGCCAATTGTTAAGATCATGTGAGGTGGTTTCTATCTGTTTAGGTAGAGTTACCGATGAAGCTGCAATACATTTGACGACATAAGACATTTTGTTCTCCTTAGTTATGCAGCAATAAATAATTTCTATTGCTATGATTATATCATTAGTAAAAAACTATCAAAGCATTTATTGATAGTAAATCATAAACTTAACGATTTATGATATTTCCCTTGCATCAGGCCGTATCTTGTCGATAATTCAAAGAAAAAGTACGCTCATACGAAAACAATCACTAAACGTATTTCGGTCTTGGTCACAACGTACTAGCCAGCATAAACAATGAATACATCTGAGCTGGTGTCTGACCAAGGGCTGTACCCATTGTCACAACTAAAGGGTCATCGCTGTTAAAAGTACCAGCATACGCCCAGCCATCTTTAAGGTCTTGATTAGTCGATGCAGAGATAGCATCTTCAACAGCAGCGCGCAATCCTAACTGGTTAAGTGCTTTACGAAGTTGCCACGCAGATACGCTAATGCCGATTTGGATTGGCGCAACGTAGTCAGAACCAGTCATTACCTGAGTGACTGAGCCACTAATCATCACGTTTTTAGGCTGTGACATATCAGCAATAGCCGCAATAGCTTCGGGTGAATCTGTGACGTATTCAGTTATCATGATGGGAGTACCTCAATTGAACCAGCCTCGCATATAATATAGTCTGTTGCTACACTTATATTTGCTACAACCAAAATAGATTGGTCAACAGTTGTATCGAGGCTGTAATAACCTATGTTTGACGATGTACTTAATCCCGTCGCACTATTGAAGTTAGCGACTTGGGAATTTGTTACGCCACAATTGTGGACTAGAGCCAGTCCTTGTATTCCAAATGAAGCTGAAGCAACTGTAACACTGTATATTGCGTTATTTGCACCAAATTGTAATTGCATTTGTTTAGCATTTGTATTATTTGAATATGCAAACTGATGTATTGCACGCAAACTACCGTTTATTCCCATCGAGTTAGCGGGGACAGTGCCTTTAATTAGTACGATACTTGTGCTAATCGTCTGCGTATAAGCCACATTGCTTCCAACAGCATTTACCAAAGTACCAGTAGGTATATAGGGAACGAAGCCTAACGAGGTATCAGCAAAGTTAGCGTAAATCTGCCCGACTGTCGTGCTAGACA